TAACAGCACACGTAACGCTAACGACCGCAGACAAATTCATTCCAGAAATTTGGAGTGACGAGATTATTGCGGCTTACAAGAAAAACTTGGTTCTTGCGAACTTAGTTATGAAAATGAACTTTAAGGGTAAGAAGGGCGATGTAATTCACATTCCAACCCCAACAAGAGGTTCTGCATCAGCAAAGGCGGCTTCAACTCAAGTAACATTGATTGCGGCAACTGAGTCTGAAGTTCAAGTAACTATTGGTAAGCATTACGAGTATTCTCGTTTGATTGAAGATATTGTCGAAGCACAAGCCTTAAACAGTTTGCGTAACTTCTATACTTCAGATGCTGGCTATGCACTTGCCAAGCAAGTTGATACAGATTTGGTTCAATTGGGTCGCTCTTTCAATGGTGCAACAGTTGGAACTGATGACTATGCAACTTCCGCCGCATCTACTAAAGCCTTCATTGGTGGCGATGGTACTACTGTATATAACTCATCAAGTTCCAATGCTTCTGCATTGACTGATGCCGCTATCCGTAGAACTATCCAACGTCTTGATGACAATGACACTCCTATGGATGGTCGTTTCTTCATCATTCCACCCTCATCACGCAACACGTTGATGGGTTTGGCACGTTACACCGAGCAAGCATTTGTTGGTGATGGAAGTGCCATCCGTACAGGCGAAGTTGGTAACTTGTATGGTATCCCCGTATTTGTTTCTAGCAACGCTGATACAGGCGCAGGCACTTCAACCACAGACCGCATTTGCTTGATGGGTCATAAAGACTCGATGGTATTGGTCGAGCAAGTTGGTGTTCGTTCACAGACCCAATATAAGCAAGAGTATTTAGGCACTCTCTATACAGCAGACACGTTGTATGGTGTAGCCGCTTTGCGTACAGCCGCTTCTAGCGGTTTGGCAAAGTCTTCCTCTGCTTATGCTTTGGCAGTACCTGCCTAATTGCAGTTGCCCCCTCCTTAGTGGGGGGGTCTTTTTTAACCACAATTAGGAGAAATCAAAATGGCTTCAGCAACGTCAATCACCTCTCGTAGAGGTAATGACCAGTTCCGAGGAATGTTTAGCGACACTTGGGTGGTCACAGCAACACTTGATGCGGGTTCTTTAGTGGATGCGGCAGGAGAGACAGACACTATTGCAGTACCGGGGGTTGCATTAGGTGACATGGTTTTAGGATGTTCATTCGCAGTCGATGAAGCAGGTTTAACTGTTACAGGTTATGTCTCTGCGGCTAGTGTAGTTTCTTTGCGTGTACAAAACGAAAGTGGCTCTACTGTTGACTTGGCATCAGCTAAGATTCGTGTAGTTGTTGGTCGATTAATCGTCTAACAGGGGGAGGGGGTCACAAACCCCCTTTTCTTCATTTAAAGGTTTTTATGGCTCAGTTTCAAGATACAACGACAGGTACTGTTATTACCTTCAATCTTCAACATGACATTGATTCCATGAGAAATCATCCTAACTACATTCGGTTAGATGATGCAAAAGAAGAACCTTTAAGTGAAGTAAAATTTAACCCTCCTATCCCACAATTTAAGAAGATGGGTAGACCTCGAAAGGTTCAGAATGTCTGATATTGACGCTAGAGACTTTGGCAAGTTAGAGGCTCAAGTAGAGTCTTTACAGACACAAGTTGCTCAACTAAGTGTTGACGTTAAGTTGATGCTAGAGATGATTAACCAGTCCAAGGGTGGGTTTTGGATGGGTATGGCAGTTGTGTCTAGCTTGTCAGGAATCCTAAGTTTTTTTGCCGCTAGGTGGCTAAAGTGAAAGAAGGATTGCTCTCAGGCACAGTTTGTCCCTTGCCTACTCAAGATATTCATGTAAATCTGAAAAACAGAAATCATGCTTTTAAAGAGTATGGATATGGTGCGCCAAACCCACTTGAACCCAATGAAGCGTTTTGGTTGAAAAAAGCCAAGATGTATAACGCACCTACCGAAGTAGTGAAAACTATGCGTTGTGGTAACTGTGCCGCATTTATTCAAACTCCCAAGATGATGGAGTGCATCAAATTGGGACTAGAGAAAGGTAAGTCTAGCCCTAATGAGTTGGACTATGACCAACAGTTCATTGATGCGGCAGACCTTGGATTTTGCGAGTTATTTCATTTCACCTGTGCGGCACTAAGAACCTGTGACGCATGGAAATCAGGCGGTTCTATCAAAAAGGATACAAAATGATGTACGGAAAACCAAAAAAAGACAGTAAAAAAGACGCTAAAAAAAGTGTTCCTATTGCCATTATGGTGGCAGTTGGTAAACCAAAGGCTATGCCTATGCGTGGTCAACGCACAGCAACTAACATGATGAAGAAATCTTCAAGGAGCAAATAATGTCAACATTTCAACTAGACCCAAACCAAGTTGCTTTTGGAGTTGCTAGTAATGGTACAACCCAAGTGGCAACAGTCACAACCTCAAGCGTTCAAATGACGGCTTTTGGTGCTACAACTACTATGATTCGTATTGCTTGTGGTCAAGGTCATTGCCACTATGCAATTGGCACTAGCCCAACTGCAAGTATCACAACATCAGCAATGATTCCACCTAATTGTGTTGAAATAGTACGAGTGAATCCTGCTCAAAAGATTGCTTTTATCAAAGATGCAACAATTACTACTTCAACTGTTTCTGTAACGGAGTTGGTATGAAGACTAAGGCTCAAAAAAAAATCAGTAAAGTAATGACTGAGTACGGGGCAGGTAAACTGCACTCAGGCTCTAAAAAAGGCAAAGTTGTTACTTCACAGAAACAAGCCATTGCTATTGCTTTGAGCGAGGCAGGGAAGGCTAAAAAGAAATGAAACAAGGACTTTATGCCAATATCCACCTTAAACAAGCAAGAATTAAAGCGGGGTCGGGCGAGAAGATGAATAAGGTTGGTAGCAAGAACGCACCAACTAAACAAGATTTTATTGAGTCTGCAAAGACTGCAAAGAAACCAAAAAAAGGAAAATAAGATGAAAACTCCTGCTTGGCAACGCTCCGAAGGAAAAAATCCTAAAGGGGGGTTGAACTCCAAGGGCAGAGCATCTTATAATGCAGAAACTGGTGGCAACTTGAAAGCACCAGTTAAGTCGGGGGATAACCCTCGTAGAGCAAGTTTCTTGGCTCGCATGGGCAATATGGCTGGTGCAGAGTACAAGGATGGTGAACCAACAAGACTGCTTCTTTCGCTCAAGGCTTGGGGTGCAAACTCCAAGGATGATGCAAAGGCAAAAGCCAAGTCAATTTCCGCAAGGAATAAGGCAAAGGCAAAATGAGAGCATTATCAGTTGGAGCAAATTTAACAGCAAATACGCTGACAACTCTTTATACAGTACCTACTGGTTACTATGCAAAGGTTGTATTGCTTCGTGCCGCTAATGCTACTACTTCAAATAAACACATTACATTTGATTGGGTAGACACTTCAGCGACTGCTACATATTCGCTTGTCTATCAAACAGCAGTTACTTCCAAGACCACCCAAGATTGGGGTGGCACATCTTACTTTGTAATGGAAGAAGGCGATATTTTAAAAGCAACATCAGAGGCGGCATCTACCTTTGCGGTAGCAGTCACCATTGAAGAAGAAGGGTTGACTAGACAATGACCTATTTAGAACTAATTAACGATGTATTAACTAGACTTAGAGAGTCTAATGTTACAACTCCCACTCAAACAACATATTCATCTTTGATTGGAAAGTTTGTTAATGATGCCAAACGTCAAGTTGAAGATGCTTTTTCTTGGAATGTGTTGGGACAAACAATTACAGTAACAACAACTTCGTCTACTTCATCCTACGCTCTAACGGGTGCTGGACAGAAGTTTCAAGTAATGGATGTTATCAATACAACCAGTCTTTTATCATTAAGAAACATTAGTTTTGTGGACATGAACCGCAAACTAAACTTTCTTCCTGTTGCCACTCAATCACCCACAGAATATGCTTTTGATGGAGTAGATGGTTCTTACGACACAAAAGTAAGTTTGTATCCAATACCCAATGGTGTTTACACAATTAAGTTTGCTTTAACAATACCACAAGCAACACTATCTTCGGGTGCAACAGTTGTGTTAGTTCCTGATACATTAGTTGCTCAAAATGCTTATGCAAGAGCATTGATTGAAAGAGGAGAAGACCAAGGTTTTCCATCTTCAGAAGCATACAATTTGTATAAAGGTATGTTGTCAGATTACATTGCACTAGAGAGCACTCGTTATCCTGAAAATCAAGAATTTGTACCAATATGACCCAACAAATACAAATTTCTAGCATCTCAGCACCTGGTTTTTATGGGCTGAATACGCAAGACTCTCCGCTTGATATGCAGAGTGGTTGGGCGTTGGTTGCTACAAATTGTGTGATTGACCAATATGGTCGTATTGGTGCTAGAAAAGGTTGGTCAAGAGTTAATTCATCAAGTGGTAATTTAGGTGCAAATGATGTTAATGTTATCCATGAATTAGTACAGTCTGATGGAACTTTGACTGTTTTATTTGCTGGTAATAACAAACTCTTTAAACTTGATGGCTCTAATGCAGTTGTAGAATTAACGTATGGGGGAGGCGGGTCTGCTCCAACTATTACTGAAAGCAACTGGCAATGTACATCTTTGAATGGAATTACTTATTTCTTTCAGTCAGGGTATGACCCTCTTATATTTGACCCAACAATATCAACAACAACATATAGACGGGTATCAGAAAAAACAGGATATGTAGCGACTGTTCCAAGTGCAAACATTGCAATATCTGCTTATGGTCGGCTGTGGGTAGCAAGTACATCAACAGTTAAGAATACTGTGTATTTTTCTGACCTAATTGCTGGTCATGTATGGAGTACAGGAACGGCTGGTTCTTTGAATGTAGATAGAGTTTGGCCTAATGGGGCTGATGAGATTACTGGTTTAGCGGCTCACAACGGGTTTTTATTCATCTTTGGTAAACGTCAGATTCTTGTTTATCAAAATGCCACTACCCCTGCATCAATGTCAATAAGCGACACAATTGGTGGTATTGGTTGTATTTCAAGAGATACTATTCAGGCAACAAGTTCTGATGTTGTGTTTTTATCTAATTCGGGTGTTCGTTCTTTATCCAGAACAATTCAAGAGAAGTCTGCTCCTGAAAGAGATTTATCAAAGAATATTAGGAATGACCTTGTTCAAAGTATTTCAGGGGAAAATTTAACTAATTTAAAGTCCGTATATTCAGAAAAACAAGGATTTTATTTAATAAGTTTACCTGTTGCACAAAGGGTTTATTGTTTTGATACAAAGGTTATTTTGCCTGATGGTTCTTACAGGGTAACGACTTGGAATAGTATTTTGCCAACTTGTTTTTTATCAAGAAGAAATGGTGATTTATTAATAGGTAAAACTGGTTATATTGGAAAGTATGGAACTTATTTAGACCATACATCTACATTCCCAATGGC